CCAAATGCTTGGCAAATGTATAAGGCAGGTGATATTGCCGAGTATGTTAAAAATAATCCAACTAAAATAAGGGAGATAATGCAGAAATTGGAAGATGAAGGACACTTGCGCGATTCTCCTGTAAACGAGAAATGGCTTAATCAATTATACAAGAATCCCGAGAGAGCTATTACAACACTTGATGCTAATGTGCGCACTGCACATAAGAATTTGGATAAGACTCGGAAAAGGTTAGAAAAATCACAGGCTCACGATGATTCTGAATGGCGTAATTACACGCACGCACTAGGCGAAATAAATGCAGAAGTGTCAAGATTCAGAGCAGTGTACACTCCAGAACAATTAGCTAAAGAAACTTTTCCGGAGACACGTCTTAATTACATTAAAGATCATAGCTTGGATAGGAATAAAATAGGTAATATGACTGGTTGGGGTGAAAATAGACGGGCTCCTGTTCCGGAGGCTTCTATGAAGCCCGTGGACCATGATCCGTTTGTGCAGAGCACTGTGCCTTCTGATGTTCGTTTAACTCCAGTTTCCACTGATCCAAAATCTATGATGCAGAATTACAAGAACGTGACGGAACAAGTTCCTATCAGTTGGCTTGAGAAATTTCCTGGAAACAAGCTCGATGATTTCAAGAAAGAGGAGCTTGCTAAGAAACTTGGGCCAACAGATGATCTTAAAGAGCCATTGCTTCTCACTGTTGGGAAAGACTCTGGCACAGCCAAGCTTGGCGAAGGCAATCACAGGTTGGCAAGATTGAAAGAGCTTGGCTACACTCATGTTCCTGTTCGAGTTATCATTGGCAAAGAGTGGGGCAAAGAACTGCCAAATTCCACTCGGACAGATTTGCTTCCAAAGGCTGGAGAATACTTCAAAGGAGATGCCGCGCCGAGCGAAGTCTTCAAAGATGCTCCGGTGCATAAAGAACAGCCAAAGATGATTCCAGTCGAGCATGATCCATTTATATCAGGGCAAATAGCAGAAAATAACATCACACAGCTTCCGCCCATACCACAGCATTCTATTGATAAAATAAAGGACTGGTACAATAGAGGCGGCAGTCCTTATAGCACGCCGACAGAAGTTCTCCGTGGAATTAAATTGACTGACTTGCAGTTGGAACAATTAGCCAAAAATCCATCGTATAAAGAAAGCATAGATCGTTTTAATGAACGGATAAGCAGAGCGCCAGAAGAAAATAAATTACGACGCACGGAGACTCGTGATGCCTTTTTGACTGGATTGTGGTTGCAGAAGAATGTCTTGCTTCCGGCACATGAGAAAGCTGTTGCTGAACTTAGAGAAGTGCTTAAAGTACGGGATAATCTCGATCACTTTACAGCGAATCGACGAGCAGGCGATATGATGGATAGCTTGCATAAAACGAGAGGCGGCACAAGTTTAGCTGAGGCGATGGGTGGTCTTAAAGATTTGGCCAGGAGAATTAGAGATAAAAATTTGCAAGAACAAATGGCAGAACAACAGAAAACTGGTGTAGTTGATTTTAGTTTAGCAAAGAAGATGAAAAATGCTGATGTGAAGATGCTCCCAGTAGACCACGATCCGTTTAAGTAACACTCAGGAAAGACCAAACCCATGACCCAAATGAATGCTAGAGTCCACGCTCACAAAATGGTTGCAGAAACTGCGGAGCAGATTTGCTCCACAGTCTACGCGGCACTTATGCAGAAGAACGAGTGGTACACTGCCTGGAAAGCAGCGCATCCAAAGGCATCTGGAGAGGCGCTCGAGCGCATCTTCGTGAAGAAATTCGCCAGTTCCTATGTGCAGCGGGCTCGGGCCACTTTGGCATCCATGCTCGGCCAAGAGCAATATTCCAACTTGCATCAAGAGATCAGTGATGCTCTAATATTGGACAACGGTTTCAAACGGAAGCTCTCCGAGCGAAACAAGGCACTTAGCGTTATGCACTCAGGAAAGTGAAACAAATGGCAGATACAGGAACTGAGTCGGGCACTCCCGACACAAGCGTAGTCACCGAAGGTGGCGAGACTTCAGTCTATCAAGAAGGGCCAATCGAGCAAACTGGCCATGACGGAGTGCTTCGTGATGGAGCAGAGGCAGAGCCAGAGGCCGAAGGCACTGAAGCCAAACCAAAAGCCGAAGGCAAGGCCAAGTCTGGCGCGAAGCCTTGGTATCAGCAACGGATTGACGAACTTACGGCTGCTCGTCGTGCTGCTGAGGCTCAAGCTGCTGCGGCTACGGATACAGTTAAACAAATTCTGCTTCGCAATGCAAATGGCGATCTGGAGACGAGGCCCGAAGGGCAAGCGCCGAAGGCGGCTCCAGGACCTACCAAGGCACAGTTTGAAGCGGAGGTTTTGAAGACCGCTGCTGCTATGGCTGCGCAGCAGGACTTTGATCGACAGTGCAACACAGTGGCGAGCCAAGGCGCAGAAGAGTTTGATGACTTCACTGCGAAGGTCGGAGAGCTTCAGCAGATCTATGATCCTTCGGATTCTGCCAGTGCTGTGAAGTATCAGACGATGCTCAGTGCAGTGCTAGAGGCCGGGGGCGAAGATGCCCACAAGATCATCTATCGGCTCGCCGGGAACCTCGATGAGGCCACTCGGCTGATGAACCTGCCGCCCGTGCGTCTTGGAGTAGAGCTTGCCAAGATGTCCCAGGCTAAGGGTGCTCCGGCCATCTCTAAGGCACCAGCCCCTATTCGGCCTGTCCGGGGCGGCAAGGTCTTGCAGAACATCGCGCCGGATGACGTAGAGCGTAGTGACAATCTCTCGATGCAAGAGTGGATGTCTCGGCGCAACGAACAGATTTCTAAAGGCGGGAGGCGCTAGCCTCCCAGGTCTTCTTACCTGACCTTAAACTGTATGCAGGGCACTTGCCAGCCTGATTATGGCATGAACAGAGCGTTAGATTAAGCTCACGAAAAGTTTAATTGTTGTGAAAAAATGGCAGAGCCCTATTTCACAATCGGAGAGAACAAATGGCTAACAGTCTGCTAACCATCAATATGATAACTCGCGAAGCAATTCGCCTGTTCATGAACTCCAATGCTTTCATCCAGAGCATTGACCATCAGTACGACAATTCCTTCGCTGTCGATGGTGCCAAGATCGGTGACGCGCTGCGTATCCGCTTGCCCAACGATTTCACTGTGACTGACGGGCCTGCGGCCTCGGTGCAGAGCACGACGGAACAGAATACCACACTAACGCTTGCTACGCAAAAGCACGTTGATGTGAGCTTCAGCTCCGTTGATCGCACCTTGAAGTTGGATGATTACTCGAAGCGCATTCTCGCGCCGATGGTGAACAATCTGGCTGGTGCAGTCGCGATGGATGTGATGTCTGGCGTCGAAGGCGGCGTCTGCAACATCATGGCGAACCAGGACGGAGCGAACAATATTGTCAATCCGAATGCCAGCACCTACTTGCTCGCTGGCGCGATGCTTGCCAATAACTCGGCCCCGATGGCTCGTCGGCAGATCGTGAACAACCCGATCACGGAAGCGCGAGTCGTGGCGAGTCTCTCTGGCTTGCTGAATCCGTCGAGCGAAGTCTCTCGCCAGTACACCGAAGGCAAAATGTACAATGCCTTGGGCTTTGACTGGTCGATGGATCAAACCGTCCTGACCCATACGACTGGCACGTTCACGGCGGGCACTCTGAATGGCGCAAGTCAGTCTGGCCTGACCATCGTAACCAATGCTATCACTGGCACTCTTGTTGCTGGTGATATCATCACGATTGCTGGGCTCAATGCTGTCAACCGTGTCACCAAGGCGAGCACTGGCCAGTTACGCCAGTTCGTCGTCACGGCCAACGCGGCCAGCAGTGCTGTCTCTCTCAGCATCTACCCGGCGATTGTGTTCAGTCCTTCGGCTAGCTATAGCCCGACGACTGGCGCTTATGCTGTCCAGTATCAGACCGTAGCTGCGGCGAATGCCGATGGCGCGGCCATCTTGCTGGCGAGCAGCATCGCAGCCTCGGCTGTGTATCGCAAGAACATTGCGTTTTCTCCGGAAGCCGTCACCATGGCGACTGCGGATCTCGTGATGCCCAAAGGCGTCGAAGAAGCCGCCCGCGAGAACTTCGATGGTATCTCGATGCGTATGGTCACGCAGTATGCGATCGGTACTGACCAAAGTATCACGAGGCTCGATGTCCTCTACGGGTACTTGTGGATTCGTCCAGAGTGGGCGGTTGTTGTTGCGGATGCCCTCTAGCATCTAGGCGAAGCAAAGCTTCCTCGTGGGTCTTCCTGCGCGGGGCGGCGGCGGAAGGAGCGTTCTTCGAAAGAGGGGCGCTCCTTTTCCCTTTCTATAGTAGCTTCATTTGTTGACACAGGAAAGAGAAAACTGATGGCAAAGAAATCACGCATTTTTACAGTCTATGATGCAATGGACTTCCCGGACTATGAGTTTCAGCCCTATCCAAAGATGCTCTATCATCCGATGGGAGAGCAGGAAATTGAGAACCAGGGCCAGATGGAAAATATGCCTTGGGGACCGGAGCTTCGCAATAGGACTTATCGAGTGAAGACGGCCTTGGCCGTCGATAAGGAAGCGGAAGTGAAGCTTCTCAATGAAGGCTGGCATTTGACTCTGGAGCAAAGCAAACTTGCTCGTGAAGGCAAAGGCGTTGCCTCTTTGCAAGAGAAAGAACAGGAGGCTATTGCCACTGTCACTGCGGCGCGACCCATGCCGAAGAAGCCAGCGGGCCTGGAATAGCACTTACAGCACTCTTGAAAGGCGAAGCCTATGACGGTAACTGCCCGATACTTGGTGACAGAGGCGCTGCACGAATGCGGCCACACTGGTATCGGGCAGACGCCCGACGCTGAGAGCACCAATAGGGCCTTCGATCGGCTGAATTGGATGATTGATCAGTGGGCAGTCAAGCGCTGGTTGGTCTATCGCCTTCAGACAGCTAAGATCGTTAGCACCGGGGCAACGAGTTATACTGTTGGCACCGGCGGGAACATTACGACGACTGTAGATGGCACGACCATCACAGTGCGACCGGATCGCTTGGAGAATGGTTGCTTCATGAGGCAGTTGCAGACTGCTGGTGGCCTCGCCGTGGATTATCCACTCCAGTTGATCGAGTCCAAAGAGGACTATGATCGGATCGGGCTGAAGAGCCTTAGTGCTTTTAGTTCATACATTTTCTATGATCCGGCGATGCCACTGGGCAGCGTTTACACTTATCCGGTCATGCCAGCTACGCTTTATGAATTGCACATCTTGATGAAATATGTGCTCAAAGAATTTCCAACGCTAGACACCGTGATAGACCTGCCGCCCTCGTACTACGCTGGCTTGCTCTACCCATTGGCGCTTCGCTTGTGCAGTGTCTTCGCCATTCCCATTCCCCAAACGAGTCCCCTGCCGGGACTCGCCCGGGACGCACTCGCGACTATTCGCGGGTCGAATACTGCGATCCAACGGTTGCAGACTCCGACGGAGCTTGTTAGAAAAGGTCTTTATAACATCTACTCCGATAGAGTGTATTAGAGGGGGCAACGCCCCCAAGGAGAAAGAAAGTGGCAGTTAATTATAAGCATCCTGATAGCGGCGAGCGGTTGATTGCTGGTGAAGCAGTCTCTGCCTTGCTTGGGTTCAAAGGTCTGGACTATTACGGCAGTCTCGTTGCGGCCTCGGCCCTGACGCGGGCTGTCGCCACTCAGCTCAGCACAGGTCTGAATGAAGTCGTCACGGCAGCGGTAGCATCCGCTTCAACGCTGCTGCCTGTCGCTGCGGCGGGCAATGTGGTCTTTGTTGCCAATGCTGGAAGCAACTTGATCCGAGTGTTCGGTACGGGCACTGATACGATCAATGGCATGGCTGGGAGCACTGGCGTGGCACAAGCAAGTGCCACTCAGACCATCTACTTTAGCCCGCGCGCGGGTATTTGGTACTCGAAGTAAGGGGCAGCGCCTGTGAAAGCCCCTCTGATCGGTGGAGCGTATCAAGCGAGAAGTATCATCGCTGATGCTCAGCGTTGTTTGAATCTCTTTCCAGAGGTGAACAACAAAGATGCTCCGTTTGAGACTACGCATTATCCGACTCCGGGGCTTACGCTCCTGACGACGCTTGCGAGCCTCGGGCCGGTCAGAGGGGTTTACACTGCGAGTAATGGGGATTTGTTTGCTTGCGCTGGAGCGAGTGTTTATTATATAAACTCTAGCTGGGGGGCTATTGCTCTTGGCACAATTACTTATGGTGATACGCCAGTATCCTTCTCTGACAATAATGTCTATTGCGTGCTTGTTGATGGTGGGGTTCCTCCTGCGGACTGTGGTTGGACAATAAATCTGAGCACCCATGCGTTCGCAGTGTGGTCAGACCCGAATTTTCTCGGTGGCGGTCGGGTCGTTATAGATGACACGTTCTTTGTGCTGAATCAGCCGGGGACGCAGTTCTTCTATCACTCTGAGAGCAATTTAATTACATTCAATGGCTTGGCTATCGCAGCAAAGACTGACTATCAAGATTTGCTCAGCACCATTATTGCCAATCGCCAGAACCTCTGGCTTTTCGGCACCCAACGGGCAACTGAACTTTGGTATAATGCTGGCGGGAGCCCCATGGCCTTTCAGCAGGTACCAAGCATCACGGTGGAGCACGGATGCCTTGCAAAGTATTCTGCTCAATGCATTGGACAAGGAGTCTTTTGGCTTGGTGTGGATGAGCAAGGCTCTGCGATGGTTTGGCGGGGCGAAGGCTACGCGGCCAAGCGGGTTAGCACCTTTGCAATTGAACAAGCCATTCAGAAGTATGCAGATCTGGAGAATACCCAGAGCTTCACTTATCAAATCGGTGGGCACTTCTTTTATGTCTTGATCTTCCCAACAGCAGACAAATGCTGGGTCTTCGACGAGACTGTAGGGCTCTGGCATGAGTGGTGCTGGATTGATGACAATGGTGAAGAGCATAGGCCAAGGGCCAATTGTCACACAGTGGCCTATGGGAAGCATATCGTGGGTGACTGGGAAGATGGAAGCATCTATGAATTGAGTCCTGATGTCTACACCGATGCTGGCGATCCGATTATCAGAGTGCGTAGTTGGCCGCATCTTCTTTTTGGAATAGATGCTCAGGGGCAGCCAATACCATCCGACGGGAAGCTCTTAATCCACGATCAGTTCATCGCGGATATTCAATGTGGCACAACCACTGATGCAGACAATGAGCCCTTTTGCTCCCTGCGCTGGAGCGACACAAGAGGTGCTAGCTGGGGCAACGCGGTACAGCAAAGCCTTGGCAACACTGGTGAATATCTGGTCCAGCCTCAGTGGAGGCAACTCGGCATGGCCAGGGATCGGATTTATGAACTCAGTTGGAGTGTGGCCGTTGCCACCGGGCTGAATGGTGCGTATGTGAACTCCAGGCTGATGGGCAAGTAAATGGCCCAAAACTCAGGAAGAG